CAAGCGGCTTGATAGACTCGAACACCAAAACTACTCCGGAGAGTGAGGCGAAAAAGCATGGAACCAACCAGCAAGGCAGGCCGCATACGGAGGACCAAGAAGAACCAGAAGAAGAAATTCGAGTTTTCAAAGCTGATATTTGCGGGCGTTTCAATTATGACCATTTCGGTGGTCATTTTTTCATGTCGCATGATTTACATCACCGGCGACCTTTCACCGCTCGCATACCTGATCCCTTCCGTTTTTGCGGAGCTGGCGACAGCGACCGGCTTCTATTACCGCAAAGCCCAGAAGGAGAATGAAATCAAGCTGCCCCATTACATGGCCGGCCAGAACACAACCGGCGACGAGGAGACGGCGACGGACGAAACCATTCAATGATAAGGAGGAATCGGCATGGACGAAAAAAAGAACCTCCTGGGCATAGAGCTTCAGGAGAATGAAAAAGCAACGGAAGAAACGGCGGAAGAACTCAGCAACGGAAAGGGTGAGGACGATGAGTAACAGCGCACTGGTGAATTACACCAAAATATCACCGAACAGCAGCAACCCCAGGAAGGACACCATCAAGAAAATCACCATCCACCACATGGCGGGGAACCTGACCGTCGAGACCTGCGGGAACGTATTCGCCCCGACCTCCCGACAGGCAAGCTCCAACTACGGCATAGGGACGGACGGCAGAGTGGGAAGGAACGTCGAGGAGAAGAACAGGGCGAGGACGAGCTCCAGCGCCTCCAACGACAACCAGGCGGTGACCATTGAGGTCGCTAACGACCAAATCGGCGGAGACTGGCACGTCAGCGACAAAGCCCTCACAAAGCTTATCGACCTGTGCGTCGACATTTGCCAGAGGAACGGAATCGAGAAGCTGAACTACACAGGGGACGCAAACGGCAACCTGACCCGTCATAATATGTTTGCCTCCACCTCCTGCCCCGGCCCGTACCTGCAGGGCAAATTCCCATACATCGCAGAGGAAGTGAACAAGAGGCTGAACGCAGGAAAGGCTCCGGCTCCTGCCCGGCCCGGCGGCACCCTGTACTATGTGCAGACCGGCGCCTACTCGAACAAGTCAAACGCCGACACCCAAATGGCGAAGGTGAAAGCGGCCGGCTTCGAGGCGATAATGAAGCAATCCGGCAATCTTTATCGGGTGCAGGTGGGCGCGTATTCCCAGAAGGCGAATGCGGACGCAATGGCAGCCAAGCTGAAGGCGGCGGGTTTTGACACCTTCGTAACCACGACCGGCGGGACAACCGTCACAGCCGGAAGCACCCCGGCGGCACCGGCACCGGTAAATACCATCAAGGTCGGGAGCAAAGTCAAGGTTCGGAACGGAGCCACGACTTACAGCGGCGGAACCGTGGCGAGCTTCGTATACAAGAACGTATACGATGTCCAGCAAATCAACGGCGACCGGGTGGTAATCGGCTTAAATGGCAAGGTAACGGCGGCAATTAAGCTCGCCGACCTGATACTTCAATAAGAGGAGGAAACATACATGAACGAGAACGTGAGCGCAATCCTGACGACCATCATCCAGGTGGTGATTATCCCGGCGGTGCCGATTTTAATCACCTACGTCGTGAAGCTCCTGAAGACCAAGACGGAGCAGGCGGCGGTCAAAATCAACAACGACCTTGCGAGGCAGTACCTGCAGGAGGCGGTGGACGCAGTCCTGCAGGCGGTGACATTCACTTCCCAGACCTACGTCGACAGCCTGAAGAAACAGGGCAAATTCGACGCGGAGGCACAGAAAATCGCATTTAATACAGCCAAGGACATCGCGCTGCAGCTGCTCACCGAGGACGCCAAGAATTTAATTACTGACCTTTACGGCGACCTCACGGTATGGCTCGACACCAAGATCGAGCAGACCGTCAAGGAGCAGAAGACATTCACAGCCGTACTTGGAACCGCCATAGAGACGGACTCCTAACATACCCCGGAATAACCGGAAGCCCCAGAGCCACAACCACGGTTCTGGGGCTTTTTTTATTTGCCCCGAAACCGAGAATTGACGAATAATTATTCTCGGAATTTGAGAATTTTGTATTGACTATTAACCAATGGCGGTTTATAATATTCTCAAGAATTGAGAAGGAGGCCACAAGCCATGACGAAACAAGAATTCAAGGCTCTCACAAAGCGAGACTTCACCGACAAGGAATACGAGACAATCGAAACCGTTTACACCTTCCACCCTTCCATCAGCGAGACAGAGGGCAAGAAGCAGATCGCGAACCTTTTTGACAACTTCGGCTTCAGGATCATAGCCGACATGCTGCCGACAGCGGTCAAGGCCAGAGAGTACGAAGGGCTCATAGCCAAAAAGAGACACGAGCTGGAGGAACTGCAGGAAGCATACAACGAGCTGAAGAATCCCAGCACAACGACAAGGGAGGCATAAGACGCGACCGCAAGGCGCGCAGCCAAAAGGAGGATAACCATGGAACAGAGAGTTTACGGATACGTTAACGGGAAAGCGGTCTACAGCCGCGACGAATTCACATTCGCAGCGCGTGGCTTCGGTCCGATCGAGAACGACGACGAGCTCCTCGCCTTCGCCCAGAAGGTCACATCGAACTGGTACGACGCCGGATGGCATGGAACATTTACCCACTTCTACCTGAGCGATTATGCACTGAGTGAGCCTTACCGCAGCCTGACGCTGAAAGAATTTGCACGGTTGAAGGATCTGCAGAAGGAAGCAATCACAGCGGAGAAGGCCGCAGATGACGCCCGCGAGTGGAAATACAAGGAGACGATCTATTGGGCCGACAACAGCGTCGAGGAGGTCTGGGAGGACAAGGACGGAAACACCAAGACGGTGATGGTGACAGGACCGCACGGGGACGCATGTTAAATAAATCAAGCGCAGAGTGACCCGGCTAAGCCGGGCGTAATGCGGGAGCCGGTATCCACCGGCTGCGGTCACAACCCCCGCCAGATTGAAGTTTAAAGGAGGTATAGCAATGCTAAACCCAAGGAACCTAACCAACGGCCAAGAGCAGTACGAGGCTTTCAAGAGCAGCATAACCCGGAAGAAGGCAGTACAGTACGACTACCGGGACACCGACGGAGAACTTTTCTCCTGCGTAAGGCCCACGCTGGAAAGCTGCAGGGCAGCCAGAGACGCATGGCTGCAGAAAAAGGAGGCGCGAGCATGAAAAGGCTTTTCAAGTTTGCAGGATACGACAGCTGGGACAGACCGGTCTACAAAGACGAGGACGGAACGCTCCTCGTCGACACCGACCCAGTATCGCGCAGACCCATAAACCTCTGCACGAAGTACAATAACAAATTTGACGGAGAACCGGACACCCCGATCGAGCGCACCAAGTACAAGGACGATGAAATTGTAGTGGACCGCCGCGTGACATGGGACGCCGGGGAGATTGACCTCTCCGACGTCGAATGGAAGGACGACGGAATCACCAGAAGGTACGTGGCAGAACGCACCAGAGAACTGGCGAACCCAAGCAAGATGGAACCGACGAAGCTCGCTGATGCAGCAACCTACTGCGCGACAATCAACAACCCATACGCCGAGGAGCTGACAAAGCGTGCCGGAAACAACGAAGCCTTCAGGACAGCAAGCGACCCTACAGAGCGAATGAAAATCCTGCAGAACGCGGCGAAGGCATTCGGAATCAGGCTGATATGAGAAGGAGGAACAGACCATGAAAATGACGTTCAAGGTTAACAATGGCAGAACAATCGAAGTCTTTCAGGCAAGGGACGACGGCCCGGTCTACGTAACGAGATACGACAGCAATGGTAAGAAGGAAAGCAGCGAAATCATAAGCGCCGGAGACTTCGTGACGATGCTCAACTGGTACAGGTACCAGAAGGAAAACGGCAACGAAAATCTTAATTTTTGAGGAGGAACGACCATGACCAGATACTACCTTACACACAGACCACCGGCACCCGGGACCTTCCCGGGAAAGCCGGTCAACCTTCAATCATTCGACGACCGGAAGTACGTCGAGGAAATCGGACGGCCAGCATGGGGCTGGGTAGAATACGAGGAACCACTTACAGAGAAGCAGGCAGCCGACTACGAGCTGGTGGAGGCGGCCAAGCGCACGATCAGCATAGAGCTGAACGCCAGAGAGCTGAAATTCCTCGCCGAATTTGCAGAGAAGCAGCACGACGGCGCAAAAGACAACGTCGGCACGAGGACTCCGATCCACGTCGTGGAAAGGAAGGAGGAATACTTTTCACAGGGCGATGGTGACGACTGGATGTGCGAGGACAACGAGTACGAGATCTACGGCTCATTTGACGACATGCTCGAGGACCTAAGAAAGAACGGAATGGAGCTCCCACCCTATGACGACGTAGAATACGAGGACGTGAACGACATCTGGATCAGCGACGAGGAGGCATACTGCAAGGCATACGGAATCCACGCCCAGCGCGGCAGCATAATCGAGACATACCGGCCCGTCGCCTTCTTCCTGATCCGGGACGAAGCGGTCAGGTACAAGGACGGGTACCAAAAGCACAACTGCGACAAGTGCAGGATTTACACATACGGACTCGGGTACAGCAACGACGGCGACCTCCCGGTCTTCCGGGAACTGCTGATGAAGATCGGGAAGCAGCTGCTGCAGGAAGGAGAAGGCCATGAGTGATACCGGCAAAAGGAAGAAGGACACACCGGAAGCCCGGGCGGTTAAAATCGCAGCAAAGATCATGCAGGCCGCCGGGCTCTGCAGATACGAATCACCAACACAATGCCGCAGGCTTTACGTAGATGAGAAGACCTGCGACAAGTGCATAGAAACATGGCTCCTGACAAAGGCAAAGAAGGAACTGGAGAAGGAGGACTCCGAATGAAAGAGAAAACGGTAGAAAAAGCAATCAGCGCCACCCGCCGGAATTACAACTTCGGAACAGCGGTCATTTTTGAAGGCCGGTGCATTCAGGTATGGCCAGCGGAGGACGGGAGCTTCACTCTCGCCTCCGGATGTTATACGGAACCGGATGACTTGCCAGAATTCGAAGCGATGCGGAGGGCCGGAGCCGAATATAAGAAGATAGACATGGGAGCAGGGCTCGTAAAAATAACGGCCACCATGACCCCGGAACAATTCAAGGCATACCTCGCAGCGGCAGATGAAGCCGACTGGGAGGCGTAAAGGAGGTAAACCATGAACAGAGACAAGCTGAAGAACGCAATCAAAGGAGCTTTATACGGAGTAGCGGTCGGAGACGCACTCGGCGCACCTTTG